TTTACCCATATAATGTAAAAAAATAAAATCTGCAGTTTGTTCCCACCACTCACAAAATCTTGAATTATAATATTTTCTTGCATTTTCAGAATTATTAAATAACTGAGAAACATCAGATAGCAATATCTGTAAAAAATACACAGATGTCCAAATTGAGGTTGCTTCCAGTGGTTCTAAAAATCCAGAGGATAAACCTACTGCAAGACAATTTTTTGTCCATGGACTTTTGTAATATCCAGGAACAAAAGAAAAAGATCTTGGTGATTCAACAGAAAATCCTAAATAATTATCAAGTTCTTTTTTAGCATCTTCGTATGAAACTAATCTTGAGTTATAAACATAACCGCAACCATATCTTTCTTGTAATGGGATTTTCCATATCCATCCATATTTCATTGCAATTGATTCTGTATATGGTGGTAAATTGCTTTCTTTTTCTTTTGGTAAAAAAAATGGAATTGCTGCATTTGTTGTTAATTTATTAGATAAATCTTTCCACTCACCACTATAGTGTTTCCCAATAATTATTCTACTAAAACCAGAACAATCAAAAACAAAGTCAGTTTTTATTTTTAAAGAATTTTCTAAAATAACGGCAGATATATCATTGTTCTTATCTGTATCTATTCTAGAAACCTTTCCCTCTATTCTTTGAATTCCACGCTCAATTCCTTTTTGTTTTAAAAAATTTGCAAGTTTTCTTGCATCAAAATGAACTGCAAAATTTGCTAACTGATCATAATTAAAAATTGCATTATCTGTTTTTTTATTTTCAACATATGTGAATGGAACTTTTCTTTTTTCACTTATAATTGATGAATAATCTGATTCTTTTTTATCTATTTTATGATATGCTGTCATTAAATAATACAAACTGCTTTGATTAAAGGTTTGATTAAAACTATTTTTTAAATTAGGAGATATTGATGGTACTTGTGATCCAAAATTATGATAGTAGTAATCTTTTTTAGGTGTCCAATTAGTAAACTTAATCCCATTTTTAATTGTGCAACCAGTATTTTCTATAAGATCTATTAATGGAATTCCCAACCAATCCATAATGTCAACAAAATTTGGAGTTGTGCCTTCTCCAGCACCAAGAATTCCTATTTCCTCTGATTCTACTAAAGAAACATTAAAACTTGGCATTTTTCTTTTTACCATAAGTGCAGTAATCCAGCCAGCGGTTCCGCCACCAACTACTAAGATATTTTTCATTTTTTAATTATACCCTATACGACTATCTTTTAATAACATGGGTTGCCCAATAATATAAACACTTATCACAACAAGGTTTGTTGTATTCGCTATCAATATCTCTATAAAATTTAGCATAGTAAATACGATCTTTACGATAAAGGTTAGCCCTATGGGTAATATTAATTCTATTTAAATGTGGGCCAGACGAGTTAGCCCAGAATGGCTTATTAGTACCCCATATAGGGCCACAAAGGTCTTCTAAGGCGTCTATATTGGCTTCATTCTTGTCTGTCTTTATACCCCTTGACTTAGCCTCTGAAATCATAGTTTTAGCATATGTTCTTAATGAATACTCTGCATTTTTCCACATTAATACTGCAGGATGATTTCTCCATGCACCTGAAGGTGACTGGCCAGACAATACCTTAAGTATTTGGTATGCTTCAAGTATTTGTTTATTTAAACGTTTATTGTCTAAAGATTCTGCAGATTCTGCATAATTTTGAAATGGTAAAAATGTTTGCATTAATCTTCTTCTATATTAAAAATATCTAAATCGGACATTTTTTTGAAATTAGAGGCTGCCCAAAGAGATATGGCAGTTAAGAAAGATAATACTATTAATACTAATACCTTTGTTTTCTTTTTCATATTGCTATCATTGCTCCACATCTTGTACATGCATTATAACTTTTTCCAGTAACTGGACACGCTCCAGCAGCAACAAACGCATGTTTTTTAAACTTACAAACAATAAGTTTAAATAATTGACTAATCATTTAACTGCCTCTCTAGTTATTAAAACAATTGCTCCGCAATCTTCTAATGCTTTTTTTAATTTTACAACATATTGAAGTGCTGATATTTTATCATCATGCCCCATATGTAAAAATTTTACTTCATCTAATTTTACCGTAAGGAAATGCTCATTGTCAATAATCTCTACACCAAATCCTTTGGGTGGTGTAATTAAGTGCACGGCCTTACGCATAGAGTCTGTATACATTATTTATATTCTTTTCTATGCCAGTAATTATTTTTATATGATCTTTTTATTGTAGAAAAAACTTTTTGTTGATTTAAAAATGCATTTTTAGCATCATATTTACCATGTTCTTTTTTCCAATATTCACGTTTTATGGGTATTATTTGTGTAATTGGAGTTCCTTTTTCAATAATTCCTGTAAAACTATTTTTAATAAAAAATGGAAAGTGAACACTTCCAGTCCACATGTCACAATCAACTATTCCAGTAATTGTTAAAAATGGAAGATCAAATCTATTTATTGGACTTAAAAACATTAAAGAATAATCTTTTGGTAATTTAATATTAAACTGATTATGCCATTTATAAACAAATGGAGAATACCCTTCTGGACATGGCAAACCTTCCCATTGATCCGAACTGTGTTCTGTAATAATTTTTCTTTCAGTTCTCCACATGATATATGGCAAATTATTTTCTCTTTTTATTACTTCTATATCTGCTGTTAAATGCATCATGTACCCAGCAGTTATAGCATCAAAAAATGGAGTACATTTTTTATACGTAGAAGTTGTTGCACTTGGATTGCTAACTAAAAGTTCAGAATTTGTGCCAGGCATTTGGCTAGCAGATTTTCTGTACCATTCTGGAATAAATTCAGAAGATGGCCTTATATTAAAGAAATGATCTGCCCCCTCCTCTATTGGAGTTATTAAAAATTTTTTACTCATTGTTGCTCCATTGTCAAAGATTGCCAGGTTTCAGACCAATCTTTTTTAGTTTTATGCTTATTAAACTCTCTTGAAACTTCTCCACCTTCTAAATAAACACCGCCCCAAACTCCCCATTCTTTTCCTGAAACGCCATTAGCAAAACAAACTTTCCTAACTGGACACTGCTTACAGAGTGCATCAACATTTTGTCTAGAGTTTTCTTGATCTTCATATTTATCAAAATAAATATTTGTATCAAGGCCTAAACATAAGGCTTGATCTTTCCACAAATGCTGTCTCAAGATTAATCCTTATACTTATTTGGTATGTCCCAGCCAATACGAGTAGGCTTATAAACTCTATGCAAATACCACTTATCTTTTATTCTAATTCCCAATGGAGAAGTTTTTGCTACATCAGAATCTTTTAAATCAATAACATCCCAACCTTGCCAAATTAAGTTTTTGTTTTTGCTTACAATTTTTTCCATAGTGTTTAAACTTTTAATAATCATTTTTCTCCTAATATTTAAAAAGACCAACATCAATGTTATTTGCTTCTGCAGTTAAAACCAACTTTGATTTTGGCTCTTTTGGACTACTTAAAAAAGCAAAATAATTAACTTGATCTATATTTTCATTTAACCAAGCAGGCGCTACATTATAAAATTTAATCTTTTTGCCTCTTGCTTTCATGCCACGCTCTGACAAATTAGAAAATTCTGAAACAAAATTATTTATTTTTAATGGTCCAGCAGAATAAATAATAAACTCATTGTCTTCATCTTTCATTCCAGACAGAGCAACACTCATAGCACGTAAGAATACGTTATATTCGCTAAACTCTTTTGTTCCCTGCACTGCCACTATCATTTGGTCCTACCCCTTGTTTTAAGTCATCAAGTATTGATAACATTTTATTTAATTCTTTTGTTGGCATATTCTCAATATCTAATGTCTTTATTGTTTCTTCATCTACTCTGCCACTTATGGCATTAGCAGTATAAAAAACATTGTTCAATATCCAATACGCTTTTCCTTCTGTTATCACTACCTTTAACATATTTTTTTGAATATGTTTTTCAGATTGTGTTATAACTTTAGGTTTATCAAATACTTGTTTTGGAACAATATCTTTAACTATTTCATAAATATAACTTTGTTTATACTTATGTTTTTTTAAAAACATCATTCGTTTTTTGTTTGATATTTTAATTATAGACCAAGAAGCAAGCAATGTCAAGCCTATAATTAATAAATATTTCATTTATTTAGTTTTTTTCTCTGGCTGCTTATTTAAAGTTAAAATTATTGAATTAAGTTTATTAATTTCAAGTTGTAATTTTAATGACTCTAATTCTGTGTCAGATAGTTTTTGCTTATAAAATGTAATTAATTGTATTAATTCATTTTTTTCTAAATTATCCATATACCCCCCTTACTTTCTTAGATCAAACGCAGTCCCCTGCCAAACCTTTTCTACCTGTTTCTTTTCTCTTTCAACAATAGCACGGCTCCATGCAAACCCTGCATCTCCGCCCCATGCATCCCACATAATACGACCATTGGATGGAAACTCTGGGCCATCGTAAAATCCTTTACCCTTTTTGTCTACTTCGTGACGAGAAAAAAATGAATACATACGTTTAACAGTACTTAAAGACATTGCTCTACCAGCAACTATATCTGTTGCTCTACCCCAACCTACAGGAGTTCCTGCACCAGTTGCTTTACCATCTTCTTTCCATTTTAATGCACGTCTAGCAGCAGCCTTCATGCCAGCATTAGGCGTATATGTATCAGCCATTTTCGTTTACCCTGCTTTTTTCATAAGATCTACCCCAAAAAAATGAACCAATCATTAACAAACCTATTGCTAATGAATGCAAAAAATAAAATGTATTCATTTTGATTTTTTCTTTTCTTGTTTAGCAACACGCTTTTCTTTAAGAGTCATTTTTGGCTCTTTCTTTTTATTAGCGTTACCTTTTTGTTCTTTATTTGCCATTAGTTACCCCCATTTTTGTTTTTGGATATGGACCAAGATCTGCTTTAACAGTCCCGTCTTTTCTTAAACGAACAACCCTTCCATTTTTTATTTGTGTAGGATTAAAAGCACTTGCTTTTCTTTTTGGCATTATTTAACTAATCCCTTCGGATCAAATGATCCATTCCAAATAGTTTTTGTGGTAGATTGTGATTCTGATTTATATGTTCCGCCACGTCGCTTGTATTCTTGAACTACCCAAGAATTTGCAACTGCAGATGGATATACATCAAACTTATCTTTTGCTGCTTGAACAACTGTTGCATAAAGTTTTGGATTTGAAGGTGTTGATCCACCAGAACGTGGTTGAATCATTTCACCATAGTTAGGCTTTTTTGCTTTTTCCATTTCATCTTCCATTTCTTCTGATTTTCCAACTGGAACGCAATTAGGGACCATGCGCCCACCCTTATCTTTCATTCCACGCTGAGTATATCCAACCCAACATTTCTTTTCAATATTACTCCACTTATCCATATCTTCGTCATCTGAATAATAATCTTCTGACTTTCCAATTGATGAATCATACATTGCTATAGCAACCTCTGAATCCATATTGTGATTGTTTATGTCTGCAACAGTTGCATCCTTGTACATCATCCCAATACTATAGGCTGTTGGTTCCCACTTGCCATCTTTTTCTTTATAAATTCTAACAGACATTGCTGGGTTTTCTGGTGGCATTGACTCAAGGGCATACTCTGATCCAGGGGTACCTAGTGTTCCACCCTCAACCATAATGTGCTCTACAACGCCATGCACAACACCCTCAGATGTCATGCCCATAACAAAGTCGCCTTCTTTTATCATATACCGATTATATCAGACTTTAGTTATTTGGATGCTTACCAGACAGCCTTTTGAGTTCTTCAATAGACCATTTTTCACGTTTGTTTAATTTAGATATTTCTGCCTCATCAAATGACTTTGAGGCCAGGGTAACTATTGGATCTTTGGATAATAGATCTATATCCACATACCCTCTCTCCCACAAAGAAAGTATTTCAGAGTTTACAGAGTTTATATGGTCATTATATAATTCTGGCATTAGTTCTTTAATTTTTGGAGTAAAGGCATATAACAATGATCCATCTTCAGAGTCAATGCCCGCAACCTCTAAACCACCTTCAAGAATAAGTTTTTCAATTATCTTGTCTTCTTCTTTATCCATTGATAAACTCTTCTATTTGCTCTTTAGTTTTTGCACCATTCATACGTTTTATTTCTTTGCTATCTTCAATTAATATAAAAGTAGGTATTGCTTTAATTTCAAACTTTCTACAAAGTTCTCCATTATCGTCAGCATCTATGAATTGAATTTTAATTACATTATCTTTATTAAATTCTTCAGCAATAGGTCTAGTACGCTTGCATGGATTGCACCACTCCGCTGTAAAATAAAGTATATGTTTCATTACTTGCCAGACTTTGCTCTAGCCTTTTTTAATACTTCAAAATCTTTAATCTTAGTTTCCCCAAGATATCCCCAAGCATATCCATCGTTAATCATCTTATTATTAATTGATTCAGACTCTCCGTTAATATAA